TCTTTGAGACGATTGCGTCCATGTTGTCCACCATTGCTTTATCTGTCTCGGCAATCTTAGCATAGAGCATTTCATCAAGTTGCTTGTTGAGCTCTTCTCTTAATGTCTGCTGTTCGCTAGAAGCTTGTCCTAGAAGGTCTGAGGCGTTCAAGGAGACCGTGTCTCCAGGGATAGGTATGCTACCCCCAAACTTACCTCTAACCTGCCCTAGAGTCTCTTTAGAGAGCGCCAAAGCGAACCTTCTAATCCACTGTTGACCAATGGAGTTAATTTTATTAAAAGGAATGTTCTCCATAGGCATAGTGTTCATGTTGTTGACTCCATCAACACCAGAATCATATGAACCAGTAGTGAATGCTTCGTTACCAGTTTCAACAGTAAATCTAAACCAGAACTTTTTTGGAGAAACACTGTCCGGTGGTGGGTAGAGTATTAATCTATTGTCAATTAATTCATATGAGTAATGAGATGTCCTTGTGTACAAGTGATCTTCATATTGTATAGCTTGAAGCTTGTTTTGCCAAGGCGGTATTACTTGAAATGATGAATCATCGGCATACTGTCCGTAGTTGTGCATATCACCAGTAACATTTAGACCACCGTAATATCCATAAAATCTCCACATTTGTCTTGGAGTCACATAGTATACTTGTCTGATCTTGATTCTTTTATTGTCCATTCCGGCCCAAGGAGTTCCATCTTGAGAGCTGGATACGATATTCTGAAGGTCATAGTCTTGTTGATCCACGACTCTATCAAAGGATGCTGAATAGATTGGTTGAGTACCACCAACCATTGCTTCTGTTGAAAACTTATCTGCAGCTCTGAAGGCATAGTCGAATTGAAACTTGGGATACTTAAGAGATACCGAGTCTGATCCAGATACTTCGCCCTTATGATCAAAAGACCCTGTAGGGCCTCCTAGGGCGCTCCCTAAGGCGTTTCGTGCTTGATGTAGGTTCACGATATAGGAATACTCTAAACAGGCTTCCTCGTAGTGATTATAGACGTTTTTGTTTGTGATCTCGATATCAAGAACGTCTCCACCAAGTCTCTTGTATGTGAATGCTACCTGTGCCGCAGCACCTGATAAAAAAGCATCTGATGTGTAAAAACCAATCGCTAATGACTCGACAACATCGGCTTCTGTTCCCTTTTCGGATAATACAATAGCTGATAATGTTGATGTTGGTGTAAGATCAGGAAATGACATATAAAACCCTCCGTCATTGTAAATAGTTTAATTAAAAGTAAACCTCCGAACACCAAGGTATTCAGAGGAAAGGAGGTTAAAATGAAACTTAATTATTTTACTTTTTAGTAGATTTCCTAGAGCGTTTGCGAGATGTCTTTTTTACTTTAACTTCTTCAACAGCCTCTTTGGCTTCTTCCACTATATCAGCAGCAGTTTCCATTGCTTCTTCAACAGCTTCCTCAACAACCTTTGCTACCTTCTTAGCGGTCTTCTTAGTCTTTTGTGCGACTTCCTTGACCTCTTCAACGGCTTCTTCAATTGTCTCTTCAACTGTCTCTGCAACCTCTTCGATTGTTTCAACAACTTCTTCGATTGCTTCTGCGACTTCTGCCTTAATTCTTTCTTGTTGGTCAATGATATGACCAAGCCCTACACGACGAGCCTCTTGGGGATCTAATTCAATCCCCAAAAGACGGTGTTTGCGTAATAGAAGCTTTTTTCTTTTTGATCTACGACCCATTAATCACCCCTTATGCGAATACACCGGTAGCACCAGATGAAATGACAACTCCACCAGCTTGCCAGTCTGTGCCGTCGCAATAAATGTCGATGTATGATCCAACGTGTACGGTGGAGGCAAGTTCAATTTGGGTGTCAGATCCATCATCTTTTCTAGTTTTAACATTAACATCGTTCGATGCATGATATGTGTAATTGACGAGTGTACCTTTCATTTTAGCACCACCTGATGCTGCGATATCAACTTGTGCGGATCCAGCGCTCATTTCAGACATAAATTGAAATCTGAAGTAAGCACCTTCTTGTACGGCAGGTAGTGTGATAGTGATGGTTGCTCCAGAATTATAATTGATCAAATACAGCTCTCCAGTTTCGGCGCTTGCAATTGTCTTATTACCTGTGATAATTTCTGTTCTTTGACGACTTGCGACTCTTGCCGCTCTTCCAACTTTAGCCATAATATAATCTCCTTAAAATATATGATCTTGGGCAAAGGTGCCCTTGTTTCTTATTAAATAGTATCTAGAAATAGAAAACCCCCGAACCGAAGTCCGAGGGTCTCTTTTTTTCAAGATCGTTAAATTAGGATCCAGACTCACCCAATAATCCACGAACGATAACGAGACCGTACATGTCAGGACGAACCATTTTCTTAGCGTAACGAGTCATAACACCTTTGCGAGGAACGAAGTCTTCAGGTCCAAAGATGGTAGGAGTTGTTTGCAATGGTACATATGGAGCGTAAACATATCCACTTTCCAAGAAAGAAGCACCTTTACGACCAACCAAGATTGCGTTACGTGGGAAGTAAGGATCAACGATAACGTCGAACTTACGGTTCAAAGAACCAACCTTAACAGCACCGATGTCGCCTTTGTCAGCGTCAGCAGTAATGTTCGCACGGAAACCAGCTGTGAATTCCAAGATGTTCGCAACTTCAGGTGAAACAACACAGAAGTTAGCACCACCACGCAAAGTCTTACGATGGATTTGTGCAGAAACGTCGTTGATAGTTTCGATCAAAGTTTCATACCATTCAGATACAGTACCAGTGAAGTCAGGAGCAGCAGAAGTTGCGCCAAGCTCAGCACCAGTTACACGATCAACAAATAGACCGGGTGAACGAGACCAGTAGTAAGTTGCAGCAGTTGCACCGTTTACAAGGTCAGCCAAGATTTCACGATCCAATTCAAGAGCGATTTGCTCAGAAAGGATAGAAGTCAATTCTACTTCAGCATCCAAGTTGTGGTAAGCGTTCAAGTCTTGACCCAATTCTGGAGTCCACTTTGCTTTCAACTTCTTGGTTTGAGCTGTAATAGCGATTGAGTCAACTTTGATGTCGATCTCAGGGATATCAGCATTGTTTTCAAGCAACATTTCGTATGCATTGATTGCTCCACCAGTTCCCGCGCCAGAAGCCGCAGTATCTTTAGATGGGAATTTAACAGTACCAACTGGTAAATCAGCATTTAATTTTGCAGCAACATTGGTTTCAGTTTGAGTTTGATCAGAAACGATGAAAAATCTTACAGCTGCAGCTTGAGAGGTAAGCCCTGATTGGAAGGGTGCACCAGCAGCATCAGCAGCTACACGCTTAGTTAAGCGACGAACTTGTTGAATGTTTGTGATAGCAGTAACTGTTATGCCTGTGGCTGCATTCAAATCAGCAGCAAGACCGGTTGTGTTTGCTTGGTTAGCACAGTCAACAAGAGAAAATGCGGCCATGTTATCAAAGTCAAGATCAGCAAATGCGGATTCGACAACATCAAGAACAATAACAGAACCAGCAGTCTTAGACAAAAGATCTGGGTCAAATTGAAGCAGTTTCTTTTGAGTTTCGTCAATACCACCAGCGAAATTAATAGCAGATGTAATGGTAGCATTTGCTGCACCGTCTACTTGCTCTGTCGAAGAACCACTTGGAGAACCGTAAGCATAACCTACCATTCCACGAGCTTGTGAAAGATCTCCACCATTAGTATCAACCAAGTTAACACCACCAGTTACTTGAGAACCAACACGGTCAGTACCGTAGATTGATTTATCTTTGATGTTACCAAAGCGAGACAATTGATCGCCAGCGGTTCCAATGTTTCCTGAGTATGTGAAGTCCAAGAAGAAAATCAATCCACTTGGAAGAGACATTGGTTGTACAGAAACCAAGTCGTTTGCGATAAGTCCGGCGAATACACGACGAACGATTGGGAAAGCAACAGCAGCGAAACCTTCGACAGAGCTACCACCCATTGAGCTAGACTCACGCAATAATTCGCGAGCTTGATTCTCCAATAGACGAGCCATTGAAGATCTTTGATTATCATCAGACAAGCCTTCTAAAAGACCAGTTGACGACCATTTGTTTAACAGAGCAGCACCTTCTTTTTGCATATCGCGGTTGACGATACCTTCTGTTAGAGTTTCGATAATAGACATTGTAAAATCTCCTTAAATTATTTTTTTATGCCTGCAAGCTTCTGCATCTTCTCTTTAAAAGAATCTTCAGATTGCTTGCTTTCTTTAATGTTTTGTCTCGAATTCAACATAGAACTTAAGTTCGATCTTCGGTTGACAGACTCGCTCAGTGATTGTGGACCTCTTTTGCTATTAGGCGTCGATCCCACTGTGGCTTTGAGTGTCTCATGAAGTTTTTTAGCTTCTTTCGGAGACTCCGCATTGGAGATGGCTTCGACAATTTTTGACTTTTGTCGCTCATTCAGGGAGGCATCATTCAATGTACGGTTTTGATATAAAAGTTTTGCGTTGGACAATAGTGTTTCCTCAAGATAGGTTTCCATCTTGGATAGGACGCTTTCCATTTGATTGTTCTGGCTCGTCAGAAACTCTAGTGTCTCGGTTAATTCGTTTACGACACCCATTGTGTCGTCTTCATCTTCAGAAGCTTCTTCAACTTCCTCTTCTTCTTCGTCTGGGTATACAACGTCAGCCATTGCTGCAT